TTTGTTTTTTCTTTTTGTTTTTTATTGTCTTTTTTCTTTTTGTAACAGGTTTTCCAAATGCTTGGTTGTGTCTTTTGGCGTTTTCTCGGTCGCGAACATTAATTTCTCTCGAATTAATTCTTCCGTCCACTCCTTCATCAAACCAATTTGAACGACATGACAGGTCAATGACATTAATAACATCAAATCCTAAAAGGCGAAAAAGTATTATTATTTCACTTAAAAAAATACTTTTTTCAATCAATATTTTATCCAGTAGTTGTTCTACTTTGCTGCGGTTGAACTCGTCCGTAAAACCCAACATTTTTTGTTTTTTTTCTCCATTCAATAAATTGGCTCTATAATTCCCGCTTTCGTCAAGGATGGGAACAATGGAAATTTCGGTTTCAAATTCTGGATAATTGCGTATGTTCACTAAATGTAATCCAAATAATTTGAATTCTTCATTCAAGTTTGAAAAATTATAATGTTTATCATAAGATGAACTAATCAGTTGAAGACTGTCTCCGTAGTTTAACGAACGTATAATGCGTTCAAAATCTGGCAAATCATTAATGTCTTCAATCAATTCATATTCTCTCATAATAGTGGTTCGGTAAACAGATTTGTATTCTTCTGCTAAATGTTGTAATAGTTCATAAGTCGGGGTAGTAGATATTTCACCCTCGGGATAAAAATGTCTACTTGCGATTTCAAGATAACTTTCAATGTCTTGTTTTTCGGTGCAACTTGCTCTGTCACCCATGGCAACCGACCCATTTTCGCCAACCAAGGACAAAACGCGAACATTGTCTACGACGGTTTGTATTGTTTCTGCGTCAAGTTCCATTTGAGTTTGTAATCTTTTTTTAAATTCATAATCGGATAAATTATATTCGCTTCCATGACAGTTCAACGCAATTGTGATGATTTTTGGCGCATTTTCTGATATTGACATTCTTAAATCATTCATAAAGTATAGTAATATTTTTTGTAATCTTTTGGATTAAAATATAAAATTGATTTAAAGAAAATGAGATAAATATAAGGAACAATAAAATGGACAACTCAAAAAAGACTATCGCACAATTAAGAACGTTGTGTAGAGAAAAAAATATAAAAGGGTTTTCTGGAAAAAAAAAAGATGAAATCCTCGCATTGTTGTCTTCAAACTCACAAACACATACAAAACCTTACTCTTTACTATCAAAAACATTAACTCAACAAATTTCTAAAGAAATTAAAAAAAACGAAGGAATATATTTCACACCAAAAAGCATTATTCAAAAAAATATAGAGGTTGTCCTTCCACATTTGTCAAACGTAAAAAATGTATTAGAACCAAGTTGCGGTTCTTGCGAATTTATACAACAACTAGATAGCGTTCTATCTAATGTGAAAATAACAGGAATTGAAAAAAATAAACTTATATTTGACGCTATTCAAGAGTTAAAGTTTCAAAACTCAACAGAAACTGTTTTAGCAGACTTTTTAACTTGGGATGCTCCAATACAATACGACCTTATTTTTGGAAACCCACCCTACTTTGTAACTCCAAAAAAAACAGTTCTCAAAGAATATTACGATTATTTTGATGGAAGACCAAACATTTTTGTGTTGTTTCTTATAAAGTCATTGCGTCTTCTTTCTCCAAATGGTGTGGTTAGTTTTATTTTACCAAAAAACTTTACAAATTGTTTATATTACGACAAACTTAGAAAACACATATATGAAAATTACAGGATAATTGACATTATTGACTGCGAATCAGACGATGATAATTTTTTAGAAACAAAACAAGAAACTATACATTTTATAATTCAAAAATCGGATGAAGTGGTTCATGAAAACGACGAATTTACAATAAAAATTAACGAATATATAATATTCAACACGAAACCAAAAATTATAAAATTAAAAGAGTTGTATGAAGGTTCAACCACATTAAAGGAAATGAACTATTCAGTTCACGTTGGAAATGTGGTGTGGAATCAATGTAAAGATATATTAACAAATGATAATAGTAAAACACGTTTAATTTATAGTTCAGATATTGGGAATGAAATGTTGTTAGATGAAAAAATATACGCAAATAAAGAAAAAAAGAATTACATTGAAAAGGATGGGTCGAACGATGTTTTGTTGGTAATTAATCGAGGTTATGGCGTTGGAAAGTATCATTTTAACTATTGTATTTTGAATATAGAATTCAAGTATTTGATTGAAAATCATTTAATTTTCGTGAAATATAACGGAACAAAAACAAGAGAAGAATTGGTGGAAATGTATCAAATGATTGTGAGTTCATTGAAACAGGAAAAAACACAAGAATTTATTCGTTTGTACTTTGGAAACAACGCAATTAACACTACTGAGTTGAATTGTTTATTACCTATTTACCTTTAATTTTTCAAAGTTTCTTAGAACTTTCGCTAATTTGTAACGCCGGATAAGCAACACCATTTCCATTTTTCCATCGTAGAAGTACGATCAATGTTTTACCTGTTTGTGTATAACATTGATAACTATTTTTTGTTTTTACAACCGACACTATAATATAGTTTGTTGTTTTTATTTCTTCCATATAAAACTTGCCTTTATACCACATCATATACACTTTGTCCCGTTGTGTTTCTTGTAAATAAGAATTTAGATTATTTACATTTAATTCGGTTTCTTGAATATAGTTGGTTATAGCCTTGGCAGATTCTTGTTTACAAATTTGACAAAACGATTTGTCGGTTTTATATTTTTCTTTCACTTCTCTCATGCATTCTGGGGAAGTTTGATGAATTTGCGTTGTGTATGTTTCAAGCGAAGGAATTGGTTTACCCAAATGTTGAAATATATTGGTTAAATGATTTTTGTAAAAATAAACATCAAATGGTTTAGATAAACAACTTTTCATTTTTTGTCCACCAATACTTAAAAATTGAGGGCATCCACGAATGGACTTTGTGTTAAATTTTAATTCAATTCGATGAGTAGAAATTAGATTTTTGTTATAATAAATGTAAAAGTCAAAATCGTAATTATATTTTCTCCCGCCTTTTGGTTGAACTTTTATAATATCGTAGGGTTGATGGTTGACAAGTTTTTCAATAAAATCGTGGGTTGATTGTTTTAATTCTTGCCATTTACTACACTCTTCGTAAAAGTTATAAGGAATGGTGTCTTCTAAGATACATTGAATTATAACTTCACGAATTTTGTTGTTTGCGTTATTTGTTTCTCTTTTTGATACCGTAAACGCTTCTATCGAAGACACTGATAATGGCAAAGTTGTCTCGGAAAAATTCATTTTGTTATTTGATTACTATTGTTTAATTCACAGTTCCATCAGTGTCAATCAATTTTTTTTGAGATACTCGTTATACCATTGTATTTTTGCATTGATTCAAATGAGCGTAAACCAGGTTTCTTAATTCTACGTAATAGTTATATCGCTCTTTCGACAATTCTGTTTCATAGACCTTACAGTTTCCCGTTGCGATTTTTTCAATGGCGTTTTTGTCGGTTTTAGACTGCGGGTTCATTTGAATAATTGTGTTGTAAATTTTGGTTATTTTCCAGTTTTCTAAAACTTTTTCAAATGTAAAAATAACTTCATCCGCTGTCGTAGACCGCTTTTCTGTTCGTTTTTTCTCTCGTCTTAATTGTTTTTGTTGAATGTGTTCTTTTTTGTGGGGGTTCATCTTATTAATATTAACTATTATTTAACTTGTTTTTTTGAAAAATTTTCAGAATACTTTGTTACAAGGTAACAATAATATTGATATCTATTTTCCGTTAACTCTTTTTGATATATTATTGGTTTATTGCTTGTCAATGAGCGTTTAATATTTTTAATAATGTCTATGGTAATTGTATTTTCAATATTGTACATGTATCGCTGTTTCGTTAAATAAGTTAAAATTTCTTTGGGAGAAAATCCATTGATGCTTTTTTCAATGACTTGAATGATTTCTTCTACTTTAATCTTTCTTTTTGAAATGTTAATGTCTTCTTGTGACATAGAAGTGTGTACGGGGGTTTCTTCTGTTCTACAAACTAGAAGACCATTTTTAATTCTAGTAACGGTGTGTCTTTGTAGATTCAGCATTTTTTGTATTTCGGTATTTTTGTGACCGTTCGCAATTAACTCCCTTACTTTAATAATGGTTTCGTCTGTAACCCCTTGCTTTGCGTTTCTAATGCTAGTCGACATTTTTTTCTTTATTTCATCGGAAAATGTTTTTCCATAGTTGTGATTTCCTTCTGAAGTCATTTTAATAGACTTTTCTTTATAAAATTGTTTTGTTGTGATTTCTTTGCAAATTTTTTGTTTTAATTCTCTTAAACGAATTGTTTCATTGTATCCTTCTTTCCCTTCGTCGTTAAAATTAATTTTATCAAATACTTCAATTTCGTGTTTTTCTTTATTACAACCGATGTACATTTTTTCTTTTACTTCATTGTCATTTGTTGTTAAAAAAATTTCCAACATTTTAACTTGGTTGTATTTTACAATTAGTCCTTGTTGTAATAATTTAATAAACGTTAGACAATCTTTTTTATTGTAAACGACAAAACGGTCCTCACATAAAGTTCCAAAATTCAAGAATGATTTTATTTCAGATAAAATTAAAGGGTGACTTTTTTGAGAAATAGACATTTTTATTTTTTTTAAATTTTTGTCAATATAAACGCAACCTTCAGCGTCGAATAACCCTTGAATATATTCAATATTTAATTTAAACAAGTTGTTTGCGTCTAATTGACATTTTTCATTGTTTGTTGAACAAGTAGAAAAAAGTTGTTCTTTTTCTTTTAATTTATTAGGTAAATTAGTTATCTTGTTAAATTCATATAAACATTCTATTTGTTTTTGTTTGATAATAAATGAATGTCTAATATAATCTAATAAAATACTATACTCATTGCTTCGAATAAGCAAATTATATTGGTTTCTAACATTATGTTTATGATAATTACCAGTAGTTTCATCTATTGCATTTATTACCTTATTATTTCTTTTAGTAGATGTAGTAATGCTTCCGCCAAAATGATAACGAAGAATTTGTAAAATATTTGTTCTACATTGAGTTATTGCAATTCCAGATTGATAACCATCTTCTATTTTTCTTATAAAAACGCAACCATCGCCATCGATAAAACCAGCAATATAAGAAGGATGAGGAGGTTGTTTTTTATACATTGTTATCTTTTCTATGTTGTCCAAGTGAATGTTCATTGTATATTGTATCATATACACTCATATCTTTAAATAATATTCAATTTTAATATTATTTTGTTTTTATAATGAACTATTTTTTTATTGGATAAATATCCTGTTCCAAATCTTGCACGATTTTATTTGCTTGTTTTAATTTTTCGATCAATGATACTTTATTTGACTTGGTTCCAATCCAAACTTTATCCAATTTTGGATGTGTTTCAACCTTGAAATATTCACGTACATTTGAACTTCCTCCACGATTTAAAACTTCGTGATAATAACAAACATATTTGGCCATCATATCTTGCGTAAGACCATCCGGTAATTCTTTTGCGTTAGATTTTCTAGCGCGTTTAGTTCCCGACGCAATCCCCTTACTATTTTGTTCTTGTTCTTCACGAGTAGCAACTCTAAGATTTTCCCAAGTATTATTCAAAGGGTTTCGGTCTTTGTGGTCTACAGATATATTTTTGGTTCCTTTTCCGTTACCGTAACATCCTGTAATGATTTGATGAACAAATAATAAACTATTTGAAGACAATATGTATCCATTAGAGTGTTTATGAAAAGTTAATTTTTTCCCTTCGTTGACGTTTAATTCGTAATCCAATATTTTTTGATAACTCTCTTTACAAAATTTACAGATTGTATTTTTTTCACAATACATTAATAGAAATTCTTTATCGTTTTCTTTTATCTTCCATACAGGGTTTTTCATGTAATAGGGGTCTACGCCGTGTTTTGAAAAATGACCTGGTATGTATTCTATTACGTTATATAATTCTGTTATTGTTTTGTGGTATATATGATAACATGTAACGTTAGACCGTCTCATATCAAATGGATTTAAATTTTTAAACGAATAATCAACATTTATTTCTCTAAAATTGTATAAAAATTGTAAATAATTAATTCTGTGTTCATTGTAAATATAAGATGGGTATAAATCAGTTTCATTTTCAAAAATAAATTTTTTAGAAAAGTTTATAATTAAATTAAAATCGTCCAAATCCATGTAATATTTTTTATTATTGTATTCAATAATTCCGCAACCCAATTGTTTATCAACAAAATAAACTGGTTTTGACACGTTATTATTAATGTAATGATTGCGTTCAATCTTATTGTTATATGCTGTCATCTTATCCATATTATATAATACATAATATGAATATCTTTAAATTTTATTTTTGACTAATAATATAAATACATTAGTTGCTTTAATTACTATACGCTAACCCTCCCCGTTGTTAGCACTTTTATTAATTTTCATTAATAAACTGGACTATCCCTTAAGTCTTCATTGAAAGTTGCTAGCTTTCTCAGACCCATTCCATTATAGTCTCTGAACCTTCTCCATATGCTTGCATTGGCGCACGTAGGAGCTTGGCTGCGGATTTTCCAATCCTTTTCGTTATTACTATGCCCTAGGTCATTACCCCGGGTATTTGAAGTGTTTTCACACAACAAAGTAGTAGAAAAGGCTCTAAGGATGTTCCCGCAATTTAGAAATGTCGCCTCCTTTTGACAAGATAGTCAATAAGAGACTAGCTGGTTATATAATGCGAATTCCTTTGATTCACATATTTGCTTTACACTGTTTATCCATACTAGGAAGCAAATATCTAGTATGGCAGCCAACTGTTGGGCACAGGAGAATGTGTATAATATATTATACAATCCAATTGGAATGCCCGACATAATTCTCAACACGTTATAGTTTGTAGCGTAGACACGAACCTTGGCGGTTTTTGTGCCTTCAACGGTGGCGTTGGAGAGCACAAGTTGTAAGGTTGCGTTATCAATTCGCGAAAAGTTGCACGTCCCGCTAGGCTGATGTTCTTCAGGCCTTAGTGCAAAACTGTACACGTTGATACCCTCATCAGGGCATCTAGTGTGGGATTGGTAGGGTTGAACCCAAGAGAAGTAGGAACCTTCGCGCTCAGAGAAGCGGTCTTGTCCGTTCAATTGGAGTTTGGCAACCACAACGGGGTTCTGTCCCCAACAGTGCATGTCCAAAGAGGTCTCCGACAACACGAAAGTTCCGGCGTCCGAAACCGAGGAACCTTGGTTGTGGTTGGCGTTGTAGACACCGTTGGTGTAAGCACCGGTGAGGTCATTCTGACTGGAAAGACCAAGGGCAGCAAGTCCAGCGTTGATGTCTTGGTTGGGGTTGACACCAACATTGGGTCCACCAAGGTTGGCCTCGTTTCCAGTCCAGTATCCAGAAAGACCAGAGAAGGTGACGTCCATGGCACCAGCGTCCTCGAAAAGACCGCGGGTATCAATGTAGTTTCCAGCGCTGACTTCGTTGGGTCCACCGAAGGCGTGGACTGCGTTGGGAAGAGCGTCAATGGCATCCGTGTAGTTAAAGGGTTGGGCGCCAAGAACCTTGAAGAGTAAAGCGTCGCAAAGAAGAGACGAGCAGTAGTCCACGTTCTGGTCGGGTTGGACGACCCAGATAAGTTCCTTCACAGGGTGGTTGAAGTTCAACTTAATCTTGTTGGATGACGACCCAACCGATTCATCACCAGTGAATTGAAGTTGAGAAATCAAGTACTCGTGAGGGTTTTGGGCGAAACGACGGCGCTCGTCGGTATCCAAGAAGACGTAGTCAACGTAAAGGGAAGCAGCAACCAACGACTGGTTGTAGGCAATGGTGGCGCTGACAGTGGTTCCAATGTTGTATTGGGTCTTGTTGTTTCCGGGAGCACCTGAGTTGCATGTAAGGGAAGTGACGGCCCAAAGACACTCATCAATAGGTCTCAAGTCAAGGTTAATCTTTACCTCGTGGTATTGAAGAGCAATCAAGGGAAGAGCGAGACCGGGGTTGGTGCAAAACCAGAATTGAAGGGGGATGTAAAGGGTTGTCTCAGGAAGTGCGTTACGGGGAGCGCAAACCTGGCGAGGAGCAGTGGAGTCACAAGGTCCGTCAATGTCGGCGAAAGAGGGATCGGTGATGAAGGTAAGTTGGGTAGTGTTACCAATCATCTTGAAGTATCCACGCTGTTGTTCAGCAGTCATAGTAAGTTGGTTCCAGATATGCATCCAGTCACCATATTGGCGGTCAATGCGCTGACCTCCAATTTCGACCTCAACCTGGGCGATTAATTGTTCGCCAGGGAAATCTAACCAACGAGCATAAACACCTCCAGTTCCAGTGGAAAGACTTGCGGTGTTGCCCATGTATTGGTTGATTTCAGGAAGTGTAACCTGTAAATAAGTTCTATATGCAAGATCACCATTACGACTGATAATGCATGTAACACGGCGACCGAAATCGGCCTGTCCATTGAAGGTTTGTTCAATGGATTCAATAGCAAAGTTAGTATACCTGCGGTAGGTAACTTTCCAGAATGTAATCTGGGGATTACCTGTAAGATAAACATCTTGTGCGCCATAAGCGACGAGTTGCATTAGACCTCCTCCCATTTTATATTTATATTATTGCTAAAGATAAAAAATTTTGAGTTTCTAATTTAATTCTTTCAAAAAAAATGACGGGATTTACAACAAATACGATATATAATGATTGTTGTCACTAGTTATCGTAACAAACCATTGATATCAAATCCGTCTTTCATAAATTGGTGTAAATAAGAGTCTAAAAACACCTCTTGCTTTCCTTCATGATTTTTTTTGAATACATACGAGTCATTTGTTTTTTTTACACTCCATCCATCGTTTATTGCATTGTATAAAAATAACATTTTTTGAAAAGTTATTTGTTCTATTGTCAAATCATGTTTCGAAGACCCGTTTTTTTCAATGTTAATTTGTATTTCCATTTTACTAAAATAACAGAAAACTTAAATGTGTCTCTTTCGCACAAGTAGGGGGAACCCGCGGTTCCCCCTTGCCCCCTCCCGCCCTTCGGGGAATTTTAATTCCTTACCTTTTCTCATCATAAGATTTCTTGATGAAAAACTGTTATAATCTTCCTGGGTTCCCTGTGGACAATGCTGCGCACAAGACATGGGTGTTGTTTATGTTGTTGAAATTTCTGGGTTTGAACGCATTTTCGTAAACTCCGCCATACAGTTTCTCTCAGAAAGGGAACCTAGGGCTGCGTAGCAACCCTTTCTAAAATGTATTATTCCCGAAAAGAGATTAAACAATAATGGATATAATATTTTATAAAAATATTTACGATAAAATTATGCCATCTTTTAAACCTAAAACTACCAAAAAAATTAAAGTAAACAAGAAGAAAACTACAACACTCGATGGTAAACACAAGGAA